CAGCCTCCAGATCACCATTGTATGGTATATAGTTTGGAGCAACAGGTACTGCAAAAGTTAAATCTGGACCACCAGATACTTCAACAATACAATCAATAGAATCAGAAACATTATTCGCAGCCACCAACTTATTCAACACATCAACTCTAATAATACCATGACAAGCATTATATAAATAAGCATTTGCGTTAGCACCATTAGACAATGAAGGTGCACCAGGATAAACCGAATGCATCCAAAAGCGAGTAGATGGAAAGTCAACTGTGAAAGAAACCTCCGTAGAAGTTCTCAAATCAACAACCATTTTAATCGTTTTAGATATATCTGGCTCGGTCTGTCCTAATACACCAACGCTGTGGTAAGGTATATAAGAAATAAGCAAGCGACCCGAATGATATTGAGTTTTAACGAATTTAAAAGTATAAACTAAACTACCACGCCAATACGCAAAAATGTTAGAAAGAAATCCTAAATGTGTGGTAGTAAAAACATTAGTCAAAGAAGTGGAATAAGGTGATACTTTATAGGGAGTTGCAAAATCAGAAAATAAAGTAGTTCCCGTAGCAGATCCATCACCAGTTGATGGCCAAGTAAATCGTGTCCAATAATTTGGAATGGACGCGATCTTGTTGATCATCATTTCATCAAGATCAGAACCGGAAACATTATTCGTTTCTATAGAATTGGTAGCAGAAAGAGCAAGACGATGTGAAGTATCCACACCGTTATAGTTAGACATTCGATTTTGATATCGTTGTTTTATCTCCGTTGCAGGAGCTTCAGATGTAGGTTTTGAAAAACCCATTTGTTGAAGAAGGTTTGCCATTTTACCAGAAATCCAAGCGGGTTTCGATAAAACATTCCCCAACAATGGATCTTTACTCAAAGTAGTTAATCCTTGAGATACTTGACCAACGCCAGTGCTAATGACGTTAGTATCATGCATCTTTTGATTCTCCATTTGAGCGAATGCACGAATCTGGGGATCATTACCCTGGTACACATTAGCACCAGTGGCATAAGAAGGTTTGAC